CCCTCCGGTATGCGGGCGCGAAAGTAGGCATGGGGGGGTTTCCCGGGCGTTTTAGAGGCTTCTGACTGGGGTCGCCGGGCGGTGACCCCCTGATCGGCGGTGGTTCTCGAAAGGGTGTGACCCGTGACTGACCTGCGTCTGCTTTGGCTCGTCGCGTTCCTCGTCGGCGCGCTCGTCGTCGACCAGTTCGTGTCCTGGTCGCCGCTCACGCGGTCGCGGCTCCGCGCGGTCGTGCTCATCGTCGGGATCATCTGGGTGCTCGTGCTCGCGGGCGTGCTGATTTGGCGGGGGTTCTGACGTGGCGATGGGGCGTCCGCGCGTGCCGACGGTGCTGAAGGTCCTGCACAACAACCCCGGCCGTCGCCCGTTGAACACGCGCGAGCCCGTGCCTGGCGCACTCTCGATCAACTGCCCGCGGGAACTCGTCGATCCCGTCGCGCGCGCCGAGTGGAAGCGCACCATCGCGCCAGCGATCCGGCTCGGGCAAGTGACCCAGGGGGATCGCGCGCTCGCGATTGGGTACTGCGAGCTCTGGGCGACGTGGCGGTCGCAGCTCGAATCGGCGCTCAAGCACCCGCACGTCGTCGCCGTCGGCAAGGGCCAGCACCCGGTGCCGAATCCAGCGCGTGGGATGGCAAACAAGTCGTACGCGCTGCTCCTGAAGACGGCGAGCGAGCTCGGGTTGTCGCCCAGTTCGCGGAGCCGCGTCACGGTGCTCCCGCAGGCGGGCGGGCACGTGAACCCGCTCGACCGATTCTTGCGAAAGGCGGAAGCGTGATGGCCGAACGCGCACTCTGTGAGGATTGCGATCATGGCATTCGGGGCGGGATCCCGTGCGCGTCGTGCGGCGGCACCGGTCTGCTACTGACGCCCATCGAGGCAGCGTTCTGCCGACGCGCGCAGGAAGCCGAGGCGCAGATCGTTCATCAGGCGGATGTCATCGCGGCCAATCAAGTCGCGTTCGACGCGCTGCAGTCTGTGTGCGAGCAGCGATTGCGGGCGAAGGACGCCGCGCTGCTCGACTGGGAGAATCGTGAAGCCGCGTGGTGCCCAGAAGACGTCGGCTTCGAGGAACACATCCGAGACCTTCAGCAGCAACACGACGTGCTGAAGCCGGGCGGTTCGTTCGCGTGGAAGCACCGCGCCGAAGTTGCCGAGGCGGCGTTGGTCGAGCGGACCGCGCTGATCGAACGGCTCCGAGAATGGTTAGACCACGCGATTGAACGGTCAGCGCAGCAGGCCAAGGAAGCTATCGAGAAGGACGATCAAGAAAAGGGCATGGCTGCACTCGGCGCATTGGGCGCGCTGCAGCTTGTGCTGGCCCGTCTGCGTGAGACGCCCGCCCCACCGCAGGAGCCGACAAAGGATCATCCACCATTGCGCACATGGGCCGAGATTGAGGCCGAGGACTTGACGTTCTGCGCGCCAGCCCCGCCGAAGGAGACGACGTGAGCGACCTGAGGGATGAGCTACGGACGCTGTTGGACGATGAGACGATCCAGCGATTCATTCAGGCGTGTCCAGACAACGCGGTCTGGGACGAGTGGACGGAGCCACTTCGGGCCGCGATCATCGCCCGTTTAGACCCGTGGCTGTGCGCCGAGGAGGCGCAGATCGCGGAGTTGCGCGAGAAGATCGACCAGCATCGGCAACGGTTGTTGAAGGCGCGGTCATGGAGCGAAGTCGATGACGTGCTGTATGCGATGGCCCCGCGGAACGCGCGCGGCACGCTGACCGAGGAGCAAGTCGAAACGGATCCGCGGTTCCAACACCTCCTGTCGGGCGACTACTACCAGCGCGGGCACAAGGACGACGTGTGAAGAAGGCCGACGCGGCGCATCCCGTCAACGCGTATGCTCTCGCGGTCACCGCGGGCGAGGTGGTCGCGTCGCGGTTGGTGCGACTTGCGTGCGCGCGGCATCTCGATGACCTTGCGCACGGCGCAGCGCGCGGGTTGGTCTGGAATCCAACCCGCGCGCTGGAAGCGATTGATTTCTTCCGCGAAATTCTCGTGCTCCCCGAGCGGACCGACGCTGGCGACGCGCTCGACGCCGACTCGCGCACGAGTGATCGCGTGCCGTTCCTGCTGCAGCCCTTCCAGGCGTTCATCGTCGGGTCGGTGTTCGGCTGGTACACGGTCGGCGGGTACCGGCGGTTCCGCGAGCTCTACGTCGAGACCGCGAAGGGCTCAGGAAAAACGCCACTCGGCGCAGGGATGATGCTGTACCTGCTCGTCGGCGACGGCGAGTACGCCGCGCAGGTGTATATCGCGGCCGTCACGAAGGACCAGGCGCGCCTCGCGTTCGTCGACGCCGAGGCGATGGTCAATGCGTCGCCGCCATTGGCCGACGCGCTCACGGCGACGGTGAATAACTTCTCGTACGATCCGACGCGCTCGTACCTGCGCGCGATTTCGTCTGAGCGCCGCGGGCTCGACGGCAAGCGCGTCCACGGCGCGCTCATCGACGAGTTGCACGAGCACGCGACGCCCATCGTCGTGAACAAGATGCGCGCGGGCGTGAAGGGCCGACGGAACGCGCTCATCGTGAAGATCACGAACAGCGGGTACGACCGCACGTCGGTGTGCTGGTTCCATCACGAGTACTCGCGCAAGGTCCTCGACGGCACGTTCGCCAACGACGCGTGGTTCGCGTTCATCGCCGGGCTTGATCCCTGCGACGCGTGCGCCGCGAAGGGCAAATGGTTTCCCACCGACGACTGTCCGACGTGCGACTCATGGAAGGTCGAGGGCCCGCACTGGTTGAAGGCGAATCCGAACCTCGGCGTGTCGCTCTCGTGGCAGTACCTGCGCGAGCGCGTCGATCAGGCCAAGGGCATGCCGTCGGAAGTGTCGGACGTCCTGCGCTTCAACTTCTGCGTCTGGACGTCGGCCTCGGCGCGCGCGATTGACATGGGCAAGTGGGCCGCGTGCCTGCCGATGCCGACCGAGGCCGAGCTCGTCGGGGCCCCGTGCTTCGGGTGCCTGGACCTGGGCGAGACGGACGACTTCTCCGCGTTCGGGCGCGTGTGGGTGCTGGCCGACGGGCGGATCGCCGTCAAGATGCGGTACTGGTTGCCCGACGTCGCGCTCGAGCGCTTTCCAAATCGGCCGTACGACGCCTGGCGGCGCGCGGGGATCCTCACGGTGACCGAGGGCGACGTCACCGACTATGAGATCGTGCGGGCGACGATCCTCGACGACGCGAAGCGCGACGGGCTCACGTCGGTCTTCTACGATCAGCGCACGGCGCGCGAGACGGCGCAGATTCTCATGGCCGGAGGGCTCGACATGGTGCCGATGGCGCAAGGCTTCGCGCTCTCGGAAGCGCTCAATCGGCTCCTCGAACTCATCGCGGCGGGCCTCATCTGCCACGGCGACGACGAGATCCTCACGTGGATGGCCTCGAACGTCGTGACGCTCACCAATTCCAAACGCGAACGCCGCCTCGCGAAGGAACGGTCGCCGGAGAAGATTGACGGGATCGCCGCGCTCGTCAACGGCATCGAGGGCGCGCTCATTCGCCGCGAGCGCAAACCGCCGCCGTCGTACCAGTTGGCGTTTGTCGGAGGCACCCCCCGTGGCTGACGCGCCTGTGCACATCAAAGACCTCGTGCCCGATCCGCAGAATCGGCGACGCCACAACGCGCGCAACCTCGGCATGGTCGTCGACGCGCTGCAGTCGGTCTGGGCCGCGCGCTCGATTGTGATCGACGAAGACAACGTGATCCTCGCGGGGAATGGCGTCACCGAAGCGGCGGCCGAGGCCGGCATCACGAAACTCCACGTCGTCGAGGTTGACGGCGAGACGCTCGTGGCGGTCCGTCGCCGAGGCCTCACGGACGATCAGAAGCGGCAGCTCGCCATCTACGACAACCGCACGAGCGAACTCGCGGAGTGGAATCCTGAGCAGTTGCGCGCCGACCAGGCCGCGGGGCTCGACCTCAAGCCGTGGTTCTCGCCCGACGAGCTCGCGCGGATCGTGGGGGCGACGGCGATGCCTGGCCTCACGGACCCTGACGTCGTGCCCGAGGTGCGCGCGACGACGATCCAGCGCGGCGACTTGTTCATGCTCGGCGCGCACCGGCTGCTCTGCGGCGACGCCACGGACGCCGCCGACGTGGCGCGCGTCCTCGACGGCGTCGTGCCCGCGCTCCTGGTCACCGACCCGCCGTATGGCGTCGACTACGACCCGACGTGGCGCGCGACGGCGGGCGTCAATAAGAACCGCAAGAAACTCGGGACGGTCGCGAACGATGATCGCGCCGACTGGGGCGACGCCTGGGCGCACTTCCCCGGGGCCATCGCGTACGTGTGGCACGGCGGGCTCAAGGGCGCGGTCGTCCAGGCCTCGCTCGAGCGCTGGGACTTTGCGCTGCGCGCGCAAATCATCTGGGCGAAGGACCGCATGGCGCTCGGCCGCGGCGACTACCACTGGCAGCACGAGCCGTGTTGGTACGCGGTGCGCGGGGCTGCGGGCGCGCGCACCGATGACCGCACGCAGACGACCGTGTGGGAGATTCCCGCACGCGATGACGACGGGCACACGCACGGCACGCAGAAACCCGTCGAGTGCATGGCCCGGCCGATGCGCAACCACGTCGCGACGGACGTGTACGATCCATTCGTCGGCTCGGGCACGACGCTCATCGCGGCCGAGTCACTCGCGCGCCGCTGCTTCGCCCTCGACATCGAGCCGACGTACGTGCAAGTCGCGATAGATCGCTGGGAGGCGTTCACCGGGCAGACGGCCGTCAAGGTCGCGCCCGAGACGCCGAAGGGGACGACACATGCCAATGACGATCAGCGTGCTGACACCCGGTCGCCGCGGCGGGCGACCGCGCGCCGCCGAACCCCGCGCGACGGTGAGCACGTGGGTGCCAGCGCGCGAGTACGACGTGCTCATCCGTGAAGCCGAACGGCGCGATCTGTCGGTGTCGGCGCTCGTGCGTGAGACGCTCGCGGCCCGTTTCCCTCTGAGAAAACCGTAGCGCGCAAGATCGCGCCGATACTGTTCGGCGCACGACTACCAGACTCGGCGTCACGAGTCGCAGGCGGCAGCAGGTTGCCCGTTGTCCCTGCATCGCGCGTACAGCACCTTCACCCTCAAAGACCTCGACGACGACGCGCGCGTGATTCGTGGCATTGCCTCGACGCCGGAACCCGACCGGCTCGGCGACATCCTCGAACCGCTCGGCGCATCGTTCAAGTTGCCGCTGCCGTTGCTCTTTCAGCACCGCGCCGCTGAACCCATCGGCCACGTCACCGACGCCACGGTGACGAAGGACGGCATCTCGATCACCGCGCAGATCGCGAAGATCGGCATCGCGCGGATCGATGAGGCGTGGACGCTCATCAAGTCGCGGCTCGTGCGCGGGCTCTCAGTCGGCTTTCGGCCGACGGCTGAGCCTGAACTGATGATCGACGGCGACAACGTCGGCTTCCGCTGGGGCAAGTGGGAGTGGGTGGAACTGTCCGCGGTGACGATTCCCGCGAACCACTCGGCCGCGATCCTCACCGTGAAAAGTTTGGCGGCGCTTGACGCGCCCTTCCGCGCTGCGTCCAGCGCACCTCGTGAGCACGTTCCTCCTCGCGGCGACACGCGAATAGCGGCGGTGCGAACAGTCGCACGCGCGAGCGTCACGATGGACACGAAAAATTACGCCGATGAAATCCGCAACTGGGAGAACACGCGACGCACGAAGGAAGATCGCCGCGAAGCGATCCTCGAGGCCGCGAAAAAGACGGGTGAACTGCCCGACGATGCCGCCAACACCGAGCTCGACGAGATCGCCGAACAGGTCAAGCGCATCAACGCGCACATCGGCCATCTGAAGGCCGCCGAGGCCGAGCAGATCGTCAGCGCGAAGGCCGTCGTCGTGACGGATCCGGCGAGTGCCGCGCGCGCGCGCGATCCGCAGGCGTCCATCATCCAGGTCCGCGCGAACCTGCCCATCGGGCAGGAGTTCATCCGCGTCGCCGTCTGCAAGATCAAGTCGCTGGTCGACGGCGGATCGACGTCGCCGCTCGCCTTCGCGAAGGCGCTCTATCCCGATTGCCCGCGCGTCATCCGGTATCTCGAACGCGCGGCGGTGCCCGCAGCCGGAACGGCCGACAACGCCTGGGCAGGCGCGCTCGTGCCGCACATCGACATCGCGTCGGAGTTCCTCGAGTTCCTCCGACCGGCGACGATCATCGGCAAGTTCGGCCTGAACGGCGTGCCGGATCTGCGGCGCGTGCCGTTCAACGCGCGCATCGTCGGGCAGACGGGCGGCGGCACCGGGTACTGGGTCGGGCAGGGTGCGGCGAAGCCACTCACCAAGTCGCAGTACGCCGACCAGACGCTCACCTGGACGAAGGTCGCCGCGATCAGCACGCTGACGGACGACCTCGCGCGCTTCTCGTCGCCGTCGGCCGAACTGCTCATCCGGCAGGACCTGACCGACGCGCTCGTCGCGCGGCTCGACCAGGACTTCGTCGATCCGGCGAAGGCGGCGGTCGCGTCGGTGAGTCCCGCGTCGATCACGAACGGCGTCGCGCCGCTCGTGTCGTCGGGCACGTCAGCGGATGCGATCCGCGCCGACCTCTACGCGATCCTCGCGGCGTACACCACCGCGAACCAGAGCGTCGGTGGGCTCGTGCTGATCATGCCCGAGTCGCTCGGGCTCGGGCTCGCGCTCATGCGCAACCCGCTCGGGCAGTCGGAGTTCCCGGGTCTGACCGCGAAGGGCGGCAACCTCGAGGGGATCCCGGTCATCACGTCGCAGTTCGCGGTGCACGCGGGCAAGAAGATGGTCATCGCGGCGAACACGCGGTACATCCTCCTCGCCGACGACGGGCAAGTGAGCATCGACGCGAGCCGCGAGGCCTCCCTGGAAATGAGCGACGCGCCGACCGGCAACTCGATCACGGGCGCGCTGCCGACGGGCGGGATGATCTCGATGTTCCAGACGAACAGCATCGCGTTGCGCGCCGAGCGGTTCATCAACTGGGGCAAGTCGATGGCGGGCGCGGTCGTGTGGATGGACAACGTCGCCTGGGGTTCGGCGACGGGCTCGTAACGCCCACAGTCGGTGCAGACAGGCGGTGACCCGGGCCGCTCGTCGTCAGGGGAAGGCGGCGAGCGGTTCGGGAGTTCGTGTGCGAGGGAGGAGTCGTGGCCTTGTTCAAACTCGTCGCGCGGCGCGGATTCGTCCATGACGGCCGCGCGTATCGCGCCGGGGACACCTTCGAGGCTCCGGCGGTCGCGGCGTCGATCCTCGTGTGGCGGCATCACGCGGTGTGCGCGCCGCCGTCGGCGGTCGTGACGCCCGACCCGCCGTCGCGACGGCACTCGAAGCGCCGCGACATCACGCCCGAGGACTGACCTCCGTGAAGTTGCCGTTCGGCCTCACCATCGTGCGCACAAAAGCGCTGCGCCTCGTCGCCGCGCAGCAGGCGAAACTGCAGTCGGTCGCCGCGGCGGGCGGCCGTGGGTGGTTTCCGATCATCCGCGAGCCGTACACGGGGGCCTGGCAGCGCAACGACGAGCTCGCCGTGCCGAGCGTGCTCTGCTACTCGGTCGTCTACGCGTGCGTCACGCTCATCGCGTCGGACATCGGGAAGCTCCGCATCAAGCTCGTCGAGGAAGACGCCGAAGGCATCACGGTCGAGATCGAGAACCCGGCGTACTCGCCCGTGCTGCGCAAACCGAACAGTTATCAGAATCGGATCAAGTTCCTCGAACAGTGGGTGGTCTCGAAGCTCCTGTTCGGGAACACGTACCTCTTGAAGCAGCGCGACGCGCGTGGGGTCGTGCGCGGCCTCTATGTGCTCGATCCGTCGCGCGTGACGGTGGCCGTGTCGCCCGACGGCGCGGTGTTCTACCAACTGTCGACCGACAACCTCGCGGGCCTCGAGGCGCAGGTCACCGTGCCTGCCGCCGAGATGATCCACGACGTGATGGTGCCGCTCTATCACCCGCTGATCGGCGTGTCGCCCATCACAGCGTGCGGACTGGCCGCGGTGCAGGGCCTGCACGTCCAGGCGAACGCGTCGAACTTCTTCGGCAACGGCGCGAATCCCTCCGGCGTCGTCACCGCGCCCGGGCACATCCCGCCTGAAGTCGTCGAGCGGTTGAAGACGACGTGGGCGACGGAGTTCACCGGCGAGAACGCGGGCAAGGTCGCGATCATGGGCGACGGGCTCAAGTTCGAAGCGATGACGATGAGCGCGGTCGACGCGCAGCTCATCGATCAGCTCAAGTGGACGGGCGAGAACGTGTGCACAGCGTTCCACGTGCCCGCGTACATGGTCGGCGTCGGGCCGATGCCCTCGTACAACAACGTCGAGGCGCTGCAAGGGCAGTACTACACGCAGTGTTTGCAGACGCTCATCGAGTGCATCGAACTCCTGCTCGATGAAGGGCTCGGGCTCGCGTCGACGCTCTACACCGAACTCGACATCGACAGTCTCCTGCGCATGGACACGGCGACGAAGACGAAGGCGGCGGCGGACCTGATCGGCTCGGGCGCGTGGGCCCCGAACGAAGCACGGAAGCGCTGGTTCAATCTGCGCGGCGTCGCGGGCGGCGACTCGCCGTATCTGCAGCAGCAGAATTATTCGCTCGCCGCGCTCGCCAAACGCGACGCGAAGGCGGATCCGTTCGCAGGCGCGACCCCACCGCCCGCGCCAACCCCGCCGCCGACGAACCCGCCGATGAAGGCCGCTGATGCCGTGCTGGTGACGTTCGACCTGGTCGACACAATCTTGGCGCACGAATATCAATTCGCCGAGGCGGCGCTGTGAGCCGCGAGGAACTCACCGTGCTCTTGCGAGGGATTGTGCCGACGGTGCGTCGCGCGGTGAGCGAGGGCCTCGTCGAGTTGGCCGCGACCGTGTCGGCGCTCGCGGCGCGGGTGCAGGCGCTCGAAGGCTTGCCGCCCGGCAAGGACGGCGTCAACGGCCAGGACGGCGCACCGGGCCCGCAGGGCGACCGCGGGGCCGACGGACGCGACGGCCGCGACGGGAAGGACGGCCTCGCCGGAAAGGACGGCGCACCGGGCCCGCAAGGGCAGAAAGGCGTCGACGGCACGGACGGGATCGACGCGTTCGACTTCGAGCCGACGTACGACGGCGAACGGACGTTCACGTTCACCTGGACCAAGGGCGACCGCGTCGTCACCCGCGCGTTCCAGATGCCGGTCGTGATCTATCGGGGCGTCTGGGCCGAGGGCCGGGCGTACGACGCCGGGGACGCCACGACCTGGGGCGGCGCGACGTGGACGGCCGTGCGGGCGACGTCGGCCCGCCCAGGCCTCGCCAGCGAGGACTCCCGGGCCTGGGTGCTGTCGAGTAAGGCCGGGCGCGACGGCAAACCGGGCAAGGACGGCACGAACGGCACGCCGGGCCGCGACGGGAAGGATTACGGGGCATGGCCGCAGCGCTCGTGACGTGGGATCGCGTGAAGCGCGAGCTGGGCCTCTCGGGCGACGACCAGCAGACGCTCGTGATGGAGAAGGCCGTCGAGGCCTCCGCGCTCGTGCTGCGTCGGATCGCCGGGTACATCACGCGCAAGCAACCGATGTGGGACGACACGACCGACCCGGCCCAGGACCAGGACTTCGCGCTGGTACAGGCGGCGGTCCTCGCACAGACGCTCGCGCTCTATCGCTTCCGCGGTGACGACGACGAGGGCCGCGAGCGGGCGGGCGCGAACATGTACGACCTCGATCCCGTCGTCGTCCGCATCGTCTCGCAACTGGAGGACCCGACCTGTGCGTGACGCGCCGCGCTGCTGGCCGGATGAGACGGTCGCCCTTGTTGCGACCGGGCCGAGTCTCTCGGTCGGCGACCTCGCGCGTGTGCGCGGGCGCTACAAGGTCATCGCCATCAACGACGCGATCAGCATCGCGCCGTGGGCCGAGGTGCTCTATTCGAGCGACGTGCGGTGGTGGCGGCGCTATCAGGGCGTGCCGAACTTCCGCGGTGCGAAGTTCTCGATCGGGCGCAGCCGGGGACGGCGCGACCCGATCGCCCCGTACGACGACATCGAGGTCCTCGAACATACCGGCATCGACGGGCTCGAACCCTTGCCGCACGGGCTGCGCTCGGGCGAGCACTCGGGGTACGCGGCGATCAATCTCGCGGTCCACTTCGGGGCGGCCCGACTCGTGCTGCTCGGCTACGACCTCGGCTTGCCCGCGATCGGGCCGTCACACTTTTTTGGACGCCATCCGGCCGGGCTGCCGGAAACGACCGCGCCCGAGTTCGCGCGCTTCCGTGCGCACTATGCGTCGCTCGCGGTCGAACTCGACACGCGCGGGATCGTGGTCGTGAACTGCGCGCCGACCACGCGCCTCGAGGTGTTTCCCGTGCGGCCGCTCGCCCATGTGCTCGACGATGCGGGGGCCGCATGTCTGTAGCGAGCGCGGGCGTGCGCGATCGCCTCGTACGGGTCGAGTGGCGTCCCGTCGCCGATGACGTCGAGGCGTCGGGTTTTCCCAAGGACGACTGGACGACGTATCGCGACGTGTATATGGCGCGCACGATTGCGCCCGCCACGGAGCGCTTTCAATCGGACCAGACGTCCGCGGTGGCGACCGCGCGCTGGGAATGCGAGTACCTCGCCGACATGGACCCAGACGTCACCGATGTGCCGAAGCGCTTCCGGTTGCAGTACGGCGGGCGCGCGTTCGACATCGTGTCGGCCTCGGTCATCGGGCGACAGCGGGCGCTCGCGCTCATGACGCTCGCGCCGTCGGGAGTGGCGTGATGGTCCGCCTGAAGATCAACGGGCCACTCGCGCTCGGGAAGAACCTTGCGACCGTCTCGGGCGCCATCGCCAAGCCGCAGCTCGCGGCGATCGTGACGCGCGCGGCCGAGCCGATGCGGTCGCGCATGGGCGAGCTGGCTCCGCGGAGCAACGAGCCGAAGCGGATGGGCCATCTCGCCGACAACATCGTGACCGAGATAGTCACCGACGCCGCCGAGGTGACGGTCGCGGTCGGTCCCGCGTGGCGCTTCTGGTACGCGCGCTATGACGAGTTCGGGACCGTCAAGGAATCAGCCAAGCCCTTCATGCGACCGGCGTTTGACGCGACGCAGGACGAATCGTTTGCGCTGATCGCGGCGAACGTGTGGCCGCTCATGGTGAGCGCGGTCGCGACGCCCACGGAGACCGCGCCGTGACGGCCTATCAATCTCGCATTCTCGCCGATGGCGCGAGCGCGTACTGGCCGCTCGACGATCCGCCGGGCAGCGTGATTGCGCGTGATCGCGCGGGCGCACTAGGCGGCGCAATCAATGGCGGCGTGACGCTCGGCGTCCCGGGCGTGCTCGCGACGGGCGCATCGGCGATGACGTTCAACGGTATCGATGGGCACATCGGCACGGGCGCGCCGCTCGCGCTGCCGACCGTCGTGACGCTCGAATGCTGGTTCCGCCTGACGGATGCGACCCAAAATCCGATGCTGTCGACGCGCGATGGCAGCGACGGCGACCGCTTTATCTTTGGCGTCTACTCGACGCGCTTGATCATGTACAGCGCGAGCGGCAATTTCAGCGCCGCCGCCAACTTGAACGACGACCAGTGGCATCACGCGGTCGCCGTGCTCGACGGCGCGATGTGCGCGTTCTACCTCAACGGGCAACTAGACACCTCATTCGCGTTCGTGCGCACAATCCCGGGCGCGAACCCGATCCGCATCGGGCGCGATGGGAGCGAATACCTCGCGGGCGTCCTGCAAGATGTCGCGATCTATCCGCGCGCGCTCACGCCGACGGAAATTGCCGATCACTATGCGCTCCAACTCGCGCCGCCTGCGCCGCCCGCGCATCTCACGATGCTCGAAGCGGTCCGCGCGCGGCTTCTGCAAGTGCCCGAAGTGGTGGCGCTCGTCGGTGACTGCGTGACGCTGCTCATCAGTCAGCAGTCGCCCGCCTCGCGGGCTATTCGGTTGCAGGAAATCAGCCGTGTGGATTCCGCCCATCTGCGCGGGGCCGATGATCTGCGGACCTCGCGGATTCAGGTCGACGTGTTCGTCAAGAAGGGCGACGGCGACGCGTACGCCGTCGCGCACGACATCACCGACGCCGTCCGCGGCGACTTCGTCGGCGGCGTCCCGACCGGGCTGGTCGGGTTCCGCGGCGTCGTGGGCGATGTCGCCATCACGTCCGTCACGGGCGGGATTCAGCGGGAAATGTTCGACGCCGACGAGTTGCAAGTCGTACGCGTGCTCTCGGAGTACTTCGTCTGGTTCAAACACCTTGGCGGCGTCTCGCCACTTTCACCACGAGAGATTCCGTCATGGACGTAACCGAAACCTATTACGAGGGCCAAGCCTTCACGGGCTACGGCTCGCAGCTCATGGTCGGGCAAGGCGGTGCGAGCCCGCAGACGTTTGCCGCGATCGCTGACGTCGAGACCATCACCCCCGGCGACATGACGACGAACGTGATCCAGAAAACCCATCTGCGGTCGCCCGAAGCGCATCACGAAAAGATGGCGGGGCTGCGCGACTCGGGCGCGTTCAGCATCACGGGCAACTGGCGACCGGAGCACGGCTCGCAGTCGAATGCGGGCGGCGACGGCCACACGCAGGGCGGCTTGATCGCCCTCTGGCGCACGCGCGAGGAACGCGAGTTCAAGATCGTGCTCCCGATTGGCTCGCCGCCGATCGAGTGGCCGTTCAAGGGCGTGGTGACGAAGTTCCAGCCGGGCGCGCTCGGCATCGACGACAAGGTCCCGTTCACGGCCGAGATCACGCCGCTGAAGGACTTCTCGGCCGACCTGCCGTAACGAGGTGAGCCGTGGCGAATATTCAACGGGGCGAAGCGGAGCTGATCATCGACGGGAAGCCGTACACGCTCGTCGTCGACCTGAACGCGTGCTGCGAATTCGAAGCGATGATCAGTACGCCCGCCAACCCCGTGTTGTTCGCGGCCGGGTTCCAACGCGTCATCGACGGCCGCATCACGGAAACGCGCGCGTTCATCTGGGCGGCGCTCCGGCGGCATCACAAGCTGTCGCTCGACGACGTCAACGAGCTCATCCAGCAGGCCGGGGGCGTGTTCGGCGGCGGCGTGCGCCTGTTCACCGACGCGATTCGCGAGCTGATCATGCCGTCGCTCCGACCCGACCCCGAGGACGAGGTCGCGATCCAGGACGGCCCGACGAGCCGCCCTATCGCGGCGGTGCCGCCGATGGGCACCGCTGGAACTGGTCGCAGCTCTACCGGCAAGCGCGTGAAATCGGCCTGACGCGCGACGAGTTCTGGTCGTCGACGCCGCGCGAGCTGTACCGGGAGTTCGCGGCCGAAAATGCGCGCCGCCGCAACGCCGCGAATCGCGATGCGCGGTTGGCCTGGCTCACGGTGCAGATCTGGGCGTCGACGAAATCGAAAAACCGGATGCCGTCACTGGATCGCTATCTCGTGCAGGCCGACGCGACGCCCGCGACGCCCGAAGGCAAAGCGCGGCAACACCTCGCGGCGCTCCGCGTCTTGAGCGCGCAGTTCGGCATTCCGCTGCGGCAAGGCGACCAGACGGTGAGTTGAGCGCATGGCAAACACGACCATTGTCGGTACGCTCCGCACGCTGCTCGTCGCCGAGACGACGCAGTTCGACGAGGCGCTCAAGCGCTCGACGGCGGGTGCGCAGGCCTGGGCGAAGGACCTCGGGGCCATCGGCACGCAGGCGGCGTCCGTCGGCCAGACCGTCGCCGACAAACTGACGGCTCCGCTCGCGACGCTCGGCACGACCGCCCAGGCCGTGACGACGACCGTCGAAGCGAGTCTCGGTGGGATGCGCGGGGCCCTCGAGGCTTCGCACGCCGACGTCACGAAGCTCGGCGACGCGTTCAAGGGCGTCACGGCGGCGACCCCAGGGCCCGCGATGGCCGGGGCGGTGAAGGGCGCGACCGACGCCGTCGAGGGTCTGGGTAAGGCGGGCACGAAGGCGTACGACGTCTTCCACGGGCTCGGCACCGACGCGCCGCAGCAGATCAACAAAGTCGGCGCGGCAGCGAAGCAAGCGTCGAACGATGTCGGCGGCATCGCCGGGTCGTTCAAAGTGGTCGCGGCGACCGTCGGGGTCGGGTTCGCGGTCACGCAAGTCATCGACTTCGGCAAAGCCATCGTCGAGGACGCCGGGCACATCGCGGACCTGTCGGCGAAGGTCGGCATCTCGGCCGAGGCGGTGCAGCGGTTCGGATTCGCGGCCTCGCAGACCGGCGCGAGCATGGACACGATCACCGGGGCCATCGGGAAGATGAACGTCAACCTCGCGGGCGGCGACAAGAGCACCGTCACCGCGCTCGATCAGATCGGGTTGTCGTTCAAGGACGTCCGCGCGATGAAGCCGGAAGATGCGTTCGCGGCCATCGCGCAGGCGATCCAACAGATTCCCGACCCGATGCTCCAGGCCGAGGCGGCGACGAAGCTCTTCGGAAAAACCGGCATGGAACTGTTGCCGGCGATTAACGCGAACCTCATCGACATCGGCAACTCCGCGAAGGTGATGAGCGATCACACCGTCGAGGAGCTCGACAAGGCCGGAGACGAGTGGGCCAAGTTCGTCAACAACCTCAAAGTCTCGACCGCCGAGTTCATGGTCTGGAGCAAAGAGAACGCGCCCAAGTACGCGTTCGGCGTCGCCGGGCTCGCGGCGCAGGGCGCAGCTGCGCTCGTGAAGAACACGTTCGACGTGGTCTACGGCCAGAAGGCGGTCATCGCGGACGCCGCCACATCGCTCTCCGACGCGCTCGAGAAGGTGAAGGACCCGATGACGGGCGTCGGCTTGGCCGCGAAGTCGACCACCGGGCTGCTCGGCGATTACGGGGTCATTGCCGATCAAGCGAAGGAGAAATCCGACGCGCTCGCGGCGGCGCAGAAGAAATCCGCCGACGCCGCCGAGGCGCACCGCGCGAAGATCGCGGACCTCGCGGCGACGCTCTCCGGTGTCGGCGTCGCGCAGAAGGTGAAGGACCTCGACGAGGCGACGCAGCTCGCGGTGAAGACCTGGGGCGTTGGCGTCCTCAACGCGAAGGACCTCGTGGCGCAGGTGAAAGCGCTCGGCGACTCGGGTGTGGCGCTCACGCCGGTACTCATGGACGTCTACCGACAGCATGTCCAGCTGACCCTCGGCATCACGGGCACGGTCGACGCGATGAAGCTCCTGAAGAACGTCGGGGGTGATGTCGCGCCGATCTTGCGGGAGCAAGCGGCCGCGGCCGCGGAGCTCGCGGACAAATACAAGCAAGTCGGGAAGGGCACGAGCGGCGACGCGAATAAACTCATCGGCTCGCTCAGTGCGCTCAACGTCAAGCCCGGGAAGCCGCCGCCCGTCACCACGTCGTGGCAGTCGTCGATGGGCACGAGTCTCGCGGCCTCGGTGCCTGGCGCGCTGATGTCGGGCTTCTCGGCTGCGAAAAATAAAACCGGCGACGCGGGCAAACAAATCGGCGCGCAACTCGGCGGCACGCTCGCCCAGTCGGCGACGAAATCCGTGGTGCCCGCGATCACGAAAGCCGCAGGTAAGGGCCTCGGGCAGATGATCGGCGGCCTCGCCGGGAACGCGATCCCGATCATCGGCCCGATCATCGGCTCAGTCGTCGGCGGGCTCGTCGACAAAGCGTTCTCGCACAAGGGTCGCGATGCGACCGTGGCGTTCGCCGATTCGATGGGCGGGTTCGACGAGCTCCACAAGAAACTCGGCACTCTCGGGGCCGAGGGCGAGCAGATGTGGGTCAAGCTCACGGGCGTCGGGAAGAAGGACGAGAAGGGCGCGCAGAAGATCATCGACGACATCGGGAAGGCGTTCGAAGCCAACGACGCGAAGATCGCCGCCGAGGCGCAGAAGGCCCAGGAGCGGTTGCAACACCTGACCGACGACTTCGGGTCCCTGCAGAATTCGTTGCAGGTCTTCGGCGGCGTCGCGCCCGCGTCCCTGCGGCCGATGATCGCGGAACTTCAAAAGATGCCCGGGCTGACCGGGGAGATGCAGTCGACGCTCGCGGCGATCTCCCAGGACCCGTCGTGGCAGACGATGCAGCAGAAGGCGCAGGACCTCGGCATCGATCTCGCCGCGCTCGGGCCGAAGTTCCAGGAATCGAAGTTGACCGACGTCGCGCTCGGGTACGCGCGCGATCTCACGATGTTTTCTGACGCCGGCGCGGATATGACCGGCGTCCTCGCCGGCATGAGCGACGAGCTCTCGACGCTCTACCAGGAATCGAAAAAGAACGGCGTCGCGCTGCCTGCGACGCTCGAGCCGTACATGACGCAGCTCGCCGCGATGGGCAAGCTCGTCGACGAGAACGGCGACAAGGTCTCGAACCTCAACGACGTCGCGTTCAAGGACATCGAGGACAAGTCGCTCACGGACGTCGTCGACGTGCTCAAGGACATCAAAGATCTCCTGGCCGACGCGCTGCCGAAGGCCGCCTCCGACGGAGCCGCGAAGATTCAAGACACCTTCGCGAAGCACCCGGTCACGATCCCGGTCGTGTACGGAGACCCGGGCAATCCGCCGACGCCGGGAGCCGCGACGGTGCCGCCGCCGCCCCAGATCGGATTGCAGGGCGGCACGCACGGGCAGTTCGTCGATTGGGGAGCGGGCACGGACGTCACGCTGCACGGGAAGGAAGCCGTCGTCCCGTACGGGCAGAGCGCGGGCGCGATGAACATCACCGTCGTTTCGCAACTCGACGGGCGCGAGGTCGCGCGCAATCAGGTTCGCTACATTCCGAACGAGCTGCGGCGCGCAGGGGTGTGACGCGTGTGGCGACTGACCATCGGCGGCGTCGACAAGACGGCGATCATCGACGCGTTCTCGATGTCGACGTCGCTCAACGACCGCGCGCGCGCGACGGTCGTCATCGCCGATGAACTGCCCGCCCGATACGCCGAACTGATCTCGTACGCGCCCGACGGCACCACGCCGCTCTTTGGCGGGCTCATTCTTCAGCGCAACTTCCAGGGCCGCACGCAGGCCGACGCGACGTTCACCGCCTCGCTCGAGTGCGGCGACTGGTTCACATACGCCGACTGGGTGTACACGAGCGCGTCGTACGACATCGACGTGAGCCTGCGCACGGCGCTCGCCGATCTGGTCGACACCCACTTGAGCCAGTACGGGATCACGCTCGACCCCGGCCAAGTCGAAGGGCCGACGCTCGCGCCGTTCACCTGGGCGAACAAGCGCGCGTCGGATGCGCTCCGCGAGCTTTCCGACCGAACCGGGTACGTCGTGCGCATCTTCGCGAACAAGGCACTGCGCATGTTCCAGCCTGGCACCACGCCCGCGCCGTTCTCAATGACGGAGGCGGCGACCAACTGCCACGACGTCACCTGGCGCGACTCGGATCGCACGCCGTACAACACCGTCGTCCTGCTCTGCGGCCCGGGCGGGCTCTCGGAAGTCGACGAGGAAAAGCACTACGGCGACGGCGTCGTGCGCCGATGGAAACTGTTCGCGCCGTTCTCGCAAATCATCGGCGCGCTCATCACGGGAACCGATGCAACCGGCAACGACCCGGGCGGGATGCCCGTCGGCATCTTCGGCGCGGATGACATGCCGTGGACCGTCGACCTCGCGACGAACGAAGTCGTGCAACGCGCCGATCAACCGCTGCGCGCCGTCGGCGAGTACTTCCTGATTTGGTACACGGGCGCGTTCCCGTTCACGGTGCGGGTCACGAACGGCGACACGCCCGCCGTCGAGTACGCCGAGGCGCGCGAGGACGTGCGCAGCGAGCCGGTCGCGATTGAAATCGCGAATCAGTTGCTCGCGTCGTTCCAGGCGGCTCCGCGCGAGCTCCAAATCACAACCGACGTCGACGGGCTCGATCCCGGCCAAGCGCTCGTCGTGGACCTGCCGACGATCCGCGCCGTCGCGGGCACGTTCCTCGTCACGAACGTGGGCCTCACGATTGACCTCGATACGGTCGACGGTGACCGCTTCTGGCAGTACCAGATCGACGCGATTGAATCGGAGCTCTACCAAGGTAGTTGGCTCGACGACTGGCGGAAGATCGCGGGCATCGGCGGCGGGTCCGCAGGCTCCGTCACGGGCGGCGGGGGCGGCACGGGTGGCGGCGGGGGCGGCACCGGGCCCGCCTCGCCTATTTACCTGGGGGGCTCGCGCCAGTTCGCCCTGGAGCCCGCCGTGGCCGCGTGGTTGCCGGTGCCCGAGTACGTGCCCTTCGTCGCGACCGCCGACTTCGCGGGCCAGGTGCGGGCCGACATCTACGCGCGCCGCCCGGGCGTCGGGGCCCAGGCGCGACTCTTCAACGTCACCGACGGCACGACGGTCGCGCTCTCGGCCGTCGTCACGACGAACGTGCCCGGCCCCGCGCCGCCCTTCGACGTCGCGATCACCGCGGGCAAGACGTACCGACTCGAGGGCCTCTCGACCGTTAGCGGCGAGGGCATCTTCGTGATCGGCGTGCTCGAACAGTAAGCGGGGTTCTCATGCGCAAGATCATCACGCTCGTCATCCTCACGCTCGCAGTCCTCGCGCGGCCCGTCGCCGCGCAGACGTCGCTTACCGCGGATCGCATCTATCTCGGCGCGACCGGCTGCGCGCTGCGCACGGGCGCGGGTACGCCGACGGGCGGGGCCGCGTGCGACTTCTATTTCGACACGGCGACCGGACACGTCTGGGTGAATCACGCGGGCACGTGGATCGACATCTCGACGCGCACGCCGACGTTTCAAAGCGTGACGAGCGCGACCGTCAGCGCGACCACGAAGCTCACGACGCCGCTCATTGATACCGCGGCGGGCAACCTCGCGCTCGCGCCCGCGGGCGGCGCGGTTGTGCCGCTCACGAATCTCGGCGTCTCGTTCGGCACGCCATTTTCTAAGTTCCTCGCGCTCCATCTCGGCGAACTCTGGGCGGAGACGCTCGTCGCCTCTGACGTGCTCGCGACGGTCGGCGGACGCATCATGGTCGCGCCGACGACGATGTTGACGGCCGACCTCTCGACGAGCGCGACGACGATCACGGTCAAAGCCAACACGTTGCAGAACGGCGAAGTGATCTACCTGCAAGCGGCCCCGGGCGGTGTGCCGCAGATGGAGTGGATGACGGTCACGTCAGCGGCGAGCGGCAGCGCGGGCGCGTTCTCGTACACCGTCACGCGGAACATCGACGGTTCTGGCGCGAACCAATGGTACGGCGGCGATGCGGTCGTGGACACCGGTACGGTCGGCAAAGGCTTCATCGACTTGTACGCGCTCGGCGGCGTATACACGGGCGCTGGGCCGAGCATTGTCGGCAGCGTGCGCACCGGGGCGGCCTACAACGCGTTCGCGCCGCGCTGGGCGATTGGCAACTTGCGTGATGTCGGGTACGGACACGCGGGCGCAGACTATTTCGGCTTCGCCGCGGGCAATCCGGCAGGCGCGTATCTGTACGCCGACGACACGACCGGCATCCGCATGGGTGGCCCGGGCGGGCTCCGAGTTGAAATCACCCCGGCCGGGGTCGCGACGTTCATCGGCGACGGCGGCGGCGTCACAAACATCGACGGCGGGCACATTCGCACCGATAGCATCACGAGCGCGCAGATTGCCGCGGGCACGATCACGACGAGCGACATGGCCGCGGGCGCGATCACCGCCGATAAGATTGCCGCCAATACCATCACCGTCAACGAACTCAACGCGACCGGCTACGGTGACAACCTCGTGAAAAATGGCGCGTTCGAGCCCAGCGTCGGCGAGGCGATTGGCGCGGCGTCTGCGCTCGCCGGGTGGGCGCGGGCGACCGACTCGACCGGTCCGCCCGCCGTCAATACCTGCTGTGGGCTGCTCGGGCCGGGAACGATGTACTTCGACCCGGGCGCGGGCACGTACACCGGGATGGTGTATCTCGCGGTCCCCATCGAACGCACGAACGGCGCGTCGGCCGCGGTGAAATATCGGGTGAGCTTTCGGATGTATCAAGCGCTCCCGACACAGTCGCTCGTCGTGATCCTGAGCGAGTACCTCGGGTCCACGGGCGGCATTCGGCGCGTGTATCGCAGCGGGTCGACGCCGACTGCGCCGGATGTCGCCGCGACCAGCGAAACGCAAGTCGCGGTCTGCGAGAACCGACCAGCCGGATGGACGACGTACGAGTACACCTACACGCCACCGGTTGACATCGCGCTCGCGTCGCTGACGATTTACAACGCCTCGGGCGTCTGCGGCGGTACCTACACGGCGATGTATATCGACGATGTCGAGATGCAAAAACAGATCGGCACCGGGCACATCAGCGCGAACAGCATCACCGCGAACCTGATCCAAGCGGGCGCGATTACGGCCGATAAGATTGCCGCCGGGGCCATCACGGCGGGCGCGATCGCCGCGGGCAGCATCACGGGCGACAAGATTGCCGCGAATACGATCACGGGCGGGAACATCGCCGCCGACAGCATCACAAGCGCGCATATCGCCGCGGGCACGATCGTCGCGGCCGACATCGCGACGGGTACGATCGACGCGAGCAAGTTGAACGTCACCGCGCTCAGCGCCATCAGCGCGAATCTGGGCAGTGTGACCGCGGGCAACTTGTCGGCCGTCGCCATCACAGGCGGCACAATCGACGGAACAACGATCCGTGGCGTCACCATCAGCGCGTCGTCGACTATCTCGGGCGGCAGCATCACGAGCGGCACGAGCATCTCGGGCGCGACCATCGACGGCTCGACGATTCGAGCGGGCGGCGGCGCGGTAACGCTCGACGGCAGTGGGATCACCGTCACGAACGGCGACGGGAACTCGAACGCGCGACTCAAATTGGGGACCGTGTCGCTCTGGGGTGGTGGCAGCTCGAACCTGTCGAGCGATGGGAACTTCGACATCGGCGCGATTCGCGCGCATCAGGCGGTCGACTTTGAAAAGACCGCGCACGTTTACCAGACGTTGCAGGTCGACAGTTCGGTCACGACGGGCGGCTACATTTCGCTCACGGGCGCGGGCGTCTATTTTCAAGCGGCGAGCACGACGATCAACTGGCCGAACGGCAATCCGCCCGTCGGCACGATCGTGAACATGGGCTACAACGGCGCGTGTACGTGTCTCGTCTACAACGGCTCGTCGGCGCGCTTCAAAGAGAATCTCCGCGCGTGGACCGCGCCGGACCCGCTCGCGATTCTGTCGCTGCCGCTCTACCGCTACGATTTCAAGAACGACCCCGGCATCATTGCCGAGCGCGATCACGTCGGGTTCACGGTTGAGGACCTCGTGAAGCTCGCGCCCGAGGCGGTCGCGCGCGACGGGCAGGGTCGCCCCGAATCGTTTTATCCTGACACGCTCGACACGTACCTGCTGGCCGCGCTCAAAGCGGTCAACGCGCGCGTGTCGCGGCTCGATGCGCTCACGACGCGCACCTCGAGCGTCGCGGTACTCGAAGCCCGCGTGCGAGAACTCGAACGCAAGATCGCCGTACTCGAAGCCGCCGCCAAGAAAAGGGACTGACCATGCTCCGCACCCTCCTCCTCGCGCTCACCCTCGCGCTCGCCCAAGCGCCGACGCCGCCCGCGCCGGCCGCCAAGCCCGAGGTCGCGCCCGTGCTCGCCGAAGTGGACCGTCTCAAGGTCGTGAACGCGCTTCAAGCGATTGACCTCGCGTCGTTGCGGCTGCAAGTCGCCGCCGCCGAGTTGCAGCGCGTGCGCGCCGACGCCGACGCGCTCATCACGCGCGTGTCGGTCCCAGGCTGGCAACTCAACGACAAGCTCGAGTTCGTGCGGCCCGCGAAAAAGGACGGCGGCGGTCAGTAATGCTGACGGTCGTCTGCTGGCGCTGGACGCCGCCCACCGGATACCGCTCGAAGTACGCCCCACGGACCGTGTTCGCGCTGCGCGACATGGTCCAGCGGCACTATCCGAAACCGCATCGGTTCGTCTGCGTCACCGACGACCCGACGGGGCTCGACGGCGTCGAGACGATCCCGCTCTGGCCCGACGCCCACGGCATCGAGCCGCCCGAAGGGCACCACTGGCCGAGCTGCTACGTGCGTCTGCGCGCGTTTGCGAAAGAGGCGCGCGACTGGTTCGGCGAGCGGTACGTGTCGCTCGACCTCGACACCGTCATCACGGGCGACCTCACGCCGCTCTTCGAGCGGACCGAGGACTTCGTGATCTGGAACGAGACCGACTGGCCCGAGACGCAGTTCTACAACGCGTCGATCTGGCTGCTCACGACGGGCACGCGCACGCAAGTCTGGGAGTCGTTCGATCCGGCGACGTCGCCCCAGGTCGCGTTCGACGCCGGCGGCCGCGGCGGCGACCAGGCGTGGATGTCGTACGTGCTCGGGAAGGGCGAGGCGGTGTTCACGCCCGCCGACGGCGTGCTCTCGTACCGGCGACACATCGAACGCATGTCGCTGATGCGGGCCTTGCCCAAGCACGCGCGCGTCGTGAACTTCCACGGCATCGTGGATCCCTGGTCGCCCGTCGCCCAGCGCTTGCCTTGGGTGCGCGAGCACTGGGGCCTCGTGTGACCGCGGACTGGCACTTCGCGCCGCCGTCGTGGGTTCAGGGCGGGCTCAGCACGGGCGACGCCGCGTTCCTAGTCTCGCTCGTCGCGCGCGAACACCCGCGGACCGTCATCGAGATTGGCGTTGCCGCGGGCACGTCGTCGGCGGCACTCCTCTACGCGCTCGACCAGCTCCCGGCCGTCGAACTCTTGCGCCTGCTGCATTCGGTCGACGTGCGGCCGACGTGCTACTTCGATCCGCTGCGCCTCGTCGGCTCGGCGGTCGCGGACATGTATCCCGAGCACCAGACGATGTGGATCCTCGACACGAAGGGCAGCGCGCGTCGGGTCGGCACGAGCCCGCAGCGCTACGACCTCGCGTTCATCGACGGCGACCACCGGCATCCGTGGCCGCTGTTCGACCTGTTGCACCTTGCGCCCGTGCTCATCCCGGGCGCGTGGGTCGCGCTCCACGATATTTCGCTGCCGCGCTGCTGGCCGAAGTTCCCGCAGCACGGCGCGCAGTGGTTGTTCGAACAGTGGTCGGGAGAAAAGGTCGCGGGCGTCGGCGACGCGGAGAACATCGGCGCGGTCAGATTGCCGGCGAATCTGCGGGAGCTCAACGCGGTCGCGGTCGCGCTCGTCGAGCAGTCACCGTGGCAGACCGCGCTCGTCCACGCCGACGTCGCGTTGGCCGAGATCTTCGCGCCCGTCACCGCCGCCCTGGCGACGCGCCTCACCTGACGATGTTGCGGCCGTCGAAGTCGGCCAAGAACTGATCCGTATCGTCGTGCAGGGTGACGGGGTTCGCGTGACCGCGCTCACTGCAGACGCGGCTAATCGCGAGCATCAGTCCTCGTTGTTCGGTCTCAGTCAAGCGGTGCCATGCGCGGTTATCGAATCGAGCGGTGATGGTCGGGCCGCAGTGCTTCGCGGACAACACCCGGCCTGATTCGAGTGATTCGATGAGGCGCTGCGCCTGGCCGTAGTCAAGACTCGCGGCGCTCGAGCCAAGCCAATACCGGCCCGCGAGGCCGAGGGCGCACGCGAACAGCAACACGACCGCGACGATGATTCCGCCCCCGGCGCGTTTCATGAGGGTCTCCGAAGTGTTGGTCCAGTCACGCGACCCCTCGACTCAGGTCTCGCGCATCAGCCAGAACGGCACGAACCCACCGCCCCATGACCACATCCACGGCGGGTCGAACCCGTCGAGCGAACAGTTGATGACGCCACTGGGTTGGTCCGGATCGGTCACCGGCGCAGGCGGCGACGCCAGGAATTCCACGGCCGAGAGGCCGCTCACTCGTTCCAACCGCACGGCGACGCGCAAGGACGGCGAGCGGTGCCCCCGCAGAATGAGCGACAGATACACCGGACTGATGCCGATCTGGGCCGCGAGCCATTGCTGCGTCTTCCGGCGCTCGCGCAGCCAGTCCTGAATCTGGGCTCGGCGGTCGGGATGCATCAGTGCACCGTCCTGGAGTGCTTCAGCCGCGAACCGTAACACAGACGGGCTTCACTGGGCCGACGGGTAATCCCACACAAAGATCCCACGCTGGAAGTCAGTGCAAACACGGCAGATACAGAGCGGACATCGTTCTCCTAAGGCGGGGGTCGGCCGTTCGAATCGGCCCGGGCGCACCACTCAACACCCCCAGAAACACTAGTCGGATCGACGTTTTGTCCGGACGAGCCGAGGTCCGGCGACGGGTGTTTGGGTGATCCCGCGTGCGCTAGATTGCGCCAGATTCCGCTGGTTTGCGGTCGAGGTAATCCCCGAGGTGATCCCAGGTGGGGCACCGACAGGTAATCCCACGGCCCCGCCCCCGGAGGGCGGAGCTCCATCGATCTGACCAACGGTGCGATCGAAGTGCTCGACGACGACCGCGCCATGCGCAGCGGCGACCTGGGCCTCGGCCTCCATGACGTACCGGCGCGTCGTCACGGCCGATCCGTGCTGCATGAGTTGGGCGACGGCTTCGGTCGACGCGGTCGCGCGCAGGGCGGCGGTCGCGAACGAGTGCCGCAGGTCGTAGGGCCGGACGGCACGACCGAGGCCCGCTTTCTTGGCGGCCACTTTGAAGCTCTTCCGGAGCGAGGAGTTAGAAAACGAGCCGTACAGGTGCGCGTCGTCGAACGCCGTGAAGGCCTCGACGGCCTGGCGCGTGAGCGCGATCCACAGGGCCGGGCGGCCGGTCCCCTTGTGGCGGGCGGGGAGTCGGAGACGGCCGTGGGCGAGATCCAGATCCGCGGGCGTCAGGGCGGCGAGCTGGCTGTAGATCACGTCGACGATCGACAAGTCCAGCGCGCGGGCGCACTTGTCGAGGCTCTCGATGTGCCCCGCCTGGCCGTCCTCGATGACCTGGACGGTCTTATAGCTCGGCCCGCCCGCGTGCTCGACGTCGGTGACTTTCCATTTCCGATCGAGCCGCGCTTGCTGGAGATGTTTGCCGACGGCCAGTAAGAGTTCCTCTAAGTTCACGGCCTCTACAGTATAAGAAAGTTCTTCTAGCGGTTCCGGCAATCGGCTCCCCTTTCCTGGGTAATGGAATTAAATCCTAGCACAGATTAATTTTTCTTGACGGCGCTAGAAGAATTTTCTAAGATTTGCGGAAATGACTTTCCGGCAGCTCCTGCACGAGGCCGGCATGACGGGCTCCCGGCTCGCGAAGCTCAGCGGGGTCGAGCAGACGACCATCTCGCAGCTCGAACTGGGCAAGGTCCGGGATCCCCGCTGGTCCACCCTCTCGGCCCTGGCCACTGCCCTGGACACCGCGCCGGGCACCGTCGCCAAAGCCATCGCCGAAACCCCCAAACGCCAGACCCCCAAAGCGGGCAAACGGCCCGCCGCCAAACGGAGGATCGCGTCATGACCCCGCTGCGGCTCACTCTCGTGGACGCCCGCGAGCCGGATCTCTTGAACGCGCGCGAACTCATGGCGCGCGTCGGGTTGAAGGCCTCGCGCTTCTATGCCCTCGAGCGATCGGGGTTCTGGAAGTTTCTAGAGACGACCCGGCCGCTCGGGCACCGGCGCTTTGCGCGCGTGCTCGTCGAGAAATACCTGGCGGGGGAGTCGGCGGTGCAACTGCGGCGGCGGGCGTGATGGCGTTCGTCCTCGGCACCATCGCGCTTGTGATCACCGCGCTGGCCCTCATCACCATCGTGATCTGCGTGCGCATGATGCGGGTCGCGATCCTGCGCGCCGAGGCCGCCGAGCAGGCGACGGCCGATGCGACCGCGCGCGCGGATCGCGCGATTGAACTCTGGAACGCGGAGCAAGAGACGCACCACCGCAACCTGGAATCCGTGCGCGCGCACTTCGAGGTGCTCAAGCACACCGCGATGACGAGCGTGCAGCAGTACCGCGCGGCGTTCGATCAGCTCGCGCGCCTCGTCGCCCAACACAACGCCCCCGAGGATGACCACGATGCGACCGGCTCGCCGCCGACGCGCGTGATGTGACGCCCATGCCGGAACCCACGACCGATCTTGTGCCCGTCGACATGCCCGCGCTGATGCTCATCCGCACGCCCGAGATCGTGCTCGCCGAGGCGCACCGCGCCGCGGTCGCGTTAAAGGACGTGCTCGACAAACGCCAGCGCAAGGTCATGTTCAACGGGAACCGCTACCTCGAGTTTGAGGATTGGTCGACGGTTGCCCGCTTCTTCGGCGTCGGGTGCAAGGTGCTCGGCGTGCGGTACGTCGAGTATCCGAACGGCGTACACGGCTTCACGGCGCACGCCGAGGCGTTCCGCGCTGACGGCGTCCTCATCGCCTCAGCGGAAGCCGATTGCTTGACCGACGAACCGAAGTGGCGCGCGCGGCCGAAGTACGTCACCGAGCACGGCCGTCGCGTGCAGCGCGGCGAGGAACCGGTGCCGATGCACCAACTGAAGTCGATGGCGCAGACGCGCGCGTCCGTGAAGACGCTGCGCATGGCGCTCGCGTGGGTCGTCGTCCTCGCGGGCTACAAACCCACCCCCGCCGAGGAACTCGACGACCGCGCCGACGACGGCGACGATGACGAGCCCGTGCGCGATGTGCGCGAGGACCCGCCGACGCCGCGAGGCCCGGCGCGCGGATCGATGCCGCCGCCCTTCGCGACCGAACCGAAGCGCGACTTCCGCACCATCGACACGGTGCCCGAGCGCGCGCCCGTCGTGAAACCGCCCGCCCCGGCGACGACCGCGGCCCCGGCCGTGACGCCCTCGGTGACCACCCCGGCGCTCTCGCAGATCGGGACCATCATCGCCGTGTCAGATGTGCTCGGGCCAGACGGCGCGATCACCGGCGCGCTCGTCAAGCTCTCGACGGGTTTTATCGCGGGCGCGAAGAGTCCCGACATCCTGGCGGGCATCAAAACGCTCAGCGAGATGGGTGTGCCGTGCGAGCTCGTGACGCGCGCGCCGAGTGCCCCGGGCCGCGCGCCGATGATCCTCGAAGTCCGGAGCGCGCCGAAGGAGGCCGGGCTGTGAGGGGGTCGGCGCTCTCGTTCGATGTCGCCCGCCATGAATACCGGCGACCCGACGGGCTCGTCGTGCCCTCGGTGACGCGCGTGCTGCGCGGCGTCGGCCTCTCGACCGACTACGAGGCGCTCGCGGCGTCGAACAAACTGAGCCGCGCGATCCTCGACCGCAAGCGCGCGCTCGGGACGGCCGTCCACGTCGAGACGCAGTACTACGACGATCACGGCCTCGACCTGCGTCGCCTCGACGAGGAGGTCCTGCCGTACGTCGAGGCCTGGGCGATGGCACGCGTCAACCTGCAGCTCACGCCGATCACGCGCGAGCGCCGCATGTACGCCGAGTGGCTCGGCGTCTGCGGCACGCTCGACGGTGTGTTTTATCGCGGCACCGACGACGGGCACCTGATCCTCATCGACATCAAGACCGGCAGCGTCGACGGAGCCGCGACCCGGTACCAGACGGCCGGGTACGAGGTGCTCTGGAACGACGAGTACCCCTCGCGGCCGATTGCCGAGCGCTGGGCGGTCGAGCTCACGCCCGAGCGCGCGACGCCGTATCGCATCCACGACTTTACGAAGGCCTGTGGCGGGTGGCGCGATGGACACCACTTCCGCTCCATCGTCCAGGCGTACTACGCGCTCGCGCGGGGTGACCGATGAGCGACACGTTCGACGACGAGCTGCGCGCGCAACTGCAGGAGGCGATGCCGACACTCGTGCTCGACGACGAGCCGCCGACGACGCTCGTCGAGATTTTGCCGGCTGATTTTCCGCTGTCGGCGCTCATCAAGTTCGTGCCCGACGCGCGACTCAAGGTGGAACTCGACGACGCGACGGCGGCGCTCTTGCGGGTCGCCGTGACCGGGCGCGATGGGTTGGAGCGCGCGGCCGCCGCGCAACTCCGCGTGCGCGACCACCTCGAACGCGTGCGGCAAAACTTCGACGAACCGAAGCGCCTCGCGTACCAACTGCACGCGCACATCACGGGCGCGTTCGCGGACGCCACGAACGCCGCCGAGGCCGCCGTCAAAGCGGTCGGGCAAACGATCTGGGTCGAGAAGCGTCGGCTCGATCAGATCGACGCCGAGGCGCGCCGCACGGAACAGGCCGACGCCGACGCTCTCGAACGGGCGCGTCTGGGACGCGAAGCCGACGAAGCGGAAGCGTCGGCCGCTCCCGCCACGGTGGTCGGGATCCTCCGCGCGCAGGCGATCTACGCAACGGCCCCGCCCGTGCCCGCGCCCGCGACCAAACCGCCCTCGAGCGTGTCGACGGTGACGAACTGGAAGGCCAGGCCCGCTGGCACGCCGCCGACGGCCGACCCGAATCCCGCGGTCGCCGATCTGAGCCTCGCGCAGCGCGCAGGCCTCCTCGCGCTCCTGGCCGACATCGTCGAGACGAAGCGCAATCTCACGTGTATCGACATCAACTGGACCGTGCTCAACGCGCGCGCGAAGGCGGAACGATCCGCGTTCGCCGTGCCCGGCTTCGAAGCCTTCGAGACGGGCACCGCCCGCGCCAAACGACCCACGAGGACGACATGACGATTCACCGACTTGCGCTCGTCGTCGCCCTGGCGACGGCCTCGACCGCGGGTATCTGCCAGCGCATCACGAACAATTACACCGCGCCGTCGCCCATCCCGACGCCGACACCGGTCGCCGACGTGATCGAGTTCCGCGTGTTCGGCAACCCGGGCCCGGTGCCGGTGTTGATTAAGTGGACGAACTCAATCGATGGTGCATCGGTACTGACGACGGTCTCGTTGCCGTACATCGCGTCGCTGCGATCACTCGATGCGTCGATCTTCCTCGACGTCGAGGCGTCGGCCGTGCCGCTCGTCATCGCGGGCTCCTCGCTGCAGGCGCAGATTTATGTGAACGGCCGACTGTTCCGCGAGGCGGTCGCGACCGGCGTGTCGCCGTTGTCGGTCTCGGCCTCGGGCACCTTCCGACGCGAGTAGACCGATGGCCGAGAAATGCCGGTGCGGATCGTCGGCGCACGGGAAGGTCGGGATGGTCCCGTTCTGTCGTCCGTGCATCGCGCGCCTCACGCACTTGCCCGCGCACCAATTTCGCAAACCGGTGCGGATTCAGTTGTACGACGGCGCGTCGGCGCTCTCCGAGACGCTCTGGATTCCGTGGTCGTTCATGCGGCGTGACGTCCGCGAGGTGAGCTGATGGCGATCATCATCGACCTGACCGACCGATTCCAGAACACGCCACCACAGGTCGAGCCGGTGCCGAGCCCGGCGACGCGCGAAGCCAATCCTGCGGACACGATTGCCCTGATCGACGAACCCTTCGGCGCGTGCAAGCACCGCTCGATCCAACTCGACCCGAAGCAGCGCACCGTTAAGTGCGGCGCGTGCGGCATCTGGCTCGACCCGGTGTGGTGCCTCGAACAGTTCTATCGCTGGAATCGCCAACTCGATCACCGGTTGGCGGAAATCAAAGAGCACGAGGAGCGCGTACGCGAGCGCGAGAAACGACGATCCCAGCGCGCCGAGCGCTCCGCGCCGTACCTGCGGAAGCGTCGCACCGACGAACTCGAACGGGCCGCGCACAACGAGTACCGGGCGCGCCAGCTCGCGCTCATGGCCGACCGCCAACGCCAACGCGCCCAACAGATCGACGACGAACTCGGCGAGTCGGTCACCGCGGACGTCGAAGCAGCGGCGGCGCGCACGCGCATCACGGGGTTGAGCTGATGGATGTGCTGCTGCGCTGTAAGAACTGCGGGCGCGTGCTGCGCCTCGATGCGCGCACCGCCGAGTGGCCCAACTGCGCGTGCGGTGACGCCGACTGGCGGTTGCAGCTCGTCGCGCCCGAGCGTGTGGAGCGCGCGGCCGACCCAGATGCCTGGAAGGACACGTACGACGAGTGGAAAACGAGGACCCCATGACTGACCCGAAGATCGATGTCCAGAACGCGCTCGACGAATGGATCGCCGACAACCCGTACGCCGCCGACTACGTCACGAAGATCTACTACCTGCCCGACGGCGTCGAGATTCCGCGCGACGTGACCCACATGACCCGAGTCACGTCCATCGACCATCCCGATCTCGACCTGCGGCTCGGCATCGTCGCGACACACAAGACGGCGGCGCTCGCGAACGTGATCCTCGGGATCCTCGAACGCACGGCCAGCGATCCCAAGCGCGACGAGTAAGAGGCCGCCCATGCTGCGGGATCTGCTGCGGGAAAGCGTGCGTCGACTCATCGGGTGCCGCCACAAGCGGATGCACCGCGAGCGACGCACGCGATTCGGTTGCGAGGTCCTGCACTACGTCTGCGAGGACTGCGGGCACGCCGTGCCCATCGTCAACCGGACCGAAGCCGAGACGCACGCCTTGTTCGATGACGCCGCGCAGATCAAAAGCAGCTCATAAGGGGACGCTCGCATGAAGACAGCGCTCACACGCCGTCCGCCCGCATCGACCGACCTCACCCACTACGACCCGCAACAGGGTGTGAAGCGGATCGCCGTGGCGGCGATGGCCGAAAAGCACTACGCCCGCGCGAAGGACGCGACGAAGCTCATCGAGGCGATCCGCGCGAAGCTCGAGGCGCAGGCTGAGTTTGTCCTCTGGTGGGATACGCAAGCCGAGAAGTCGAAGGGCGGCGATGCCAAAACATACGGCCGTAACCGATCTGTTACGGCCGTCGAATCCGGCAAGAACGGGCTCCCTGATCGCATGACGATCTCGCGCTGGCGCGCGAAGCTCAACGATCCCGAGGCCTTCGAACGCACGTTCGCCGGCCTCTGCGCGCAGTACCCGAAGCTCATCGAGTTCGAGAAGGGCGACCCGCACGTGTCGCACAACTCGGGTGAGAACGAGTGGTACACCCCGCGCGAATTGATTGCCGCCGCGCATGAGGTCATGGGCGGCATCGACCTCGACCCGGCATCCTCAGTTGCCGCGAACGTCGTCGTCCAGGCGGCGCGCATCTTCACGCTTGCCGACGACGGGCGCGTGCAGGAGTGGCACGGCCGGGTGTGGATGAACCCGCCGTACGCGACGCCCTTGATCAGCGACTTCTGCGAGAAGCTCGCCGCGAGCGTTGAAGCGGGTACCGTCACCCAGGCGGTTGTCCTCGTCAACAACGCGACCGAGACGCAGTGGTTCCACCGGCTCGCGTCCGTCGCCGTCGCGATGTGTTTCCCGCTTGGGCGCGTGCGCTTCTGGAACCCGGCGGCCGAGAGCGCGACGCCACTGCAAGGGCAAGCGCTCATCTACTGCGGGTCGGATCGCCAGCGGTTTACTGATGCGTTTGAAAACTTCGGGTGTGTTCTATGGCGATCCTGACGCCGAGCGCGGACGACATTTTCGGCAACCGGTCACCCAGGGGTGCGATCCGCTCGCCCGACCTGGCGCGACAACTCTGCACGTATGAAGACCTGCGGATTGGCAACATCACCCCGACCGACCTCGATGGCCTGATCGAGTACCGGGGCGAAGCACTCATTCTCATCGAGCTCAAGTTCGGCGAACAACCGCTCGGCGTCGGTCAACAGCGCGCGTTCGTGCAGTTGATCGATTGGATTCCGGTTGGGGTGCGCGCGTGCCTCATGGTCGCGCAGCATTTCGAGTCGAGCCCGACCGTGGTCATCGACGCCGCCGCGTGCCCCGTGCGCGAGTACTACTTCCGCGGGGAATGGCGCTCGCTGCAACGGCCCGCCACGCTCAAAGAACTCGTGTTCCGGTTTCTCAGAGTGCCGCTCGAGACGCCACTCGCGGTGTCGCGTGTGCGCCGCGATGAGCGGATCGATATGTCGAACTTGGCGAACTATCGGCCCGAGCGTTTACCAGGGACGTGACGGACGTGACGACACCAGCACGACAGCGCGATCTTCGGGGCGCTGCGGATTCAACACCGAAGGCGAACGGTCGACTCGCGCGTGGAAGCGCCGAGACGCGATTAGATGCCAACCGCGCGGCTACAAGGCGCGGGACCCGACGCGGGAGACTTCGAGCGACCGGGCAACGTGGTTTGTACGTCTGCCCTCACGACCCGGGCCCAACGCGCGTGATCGTCGGATGCGCCGACGACACGAATAGTTCGAGTCTTGCGGAACGAAAAAAGATGGGCCGCCGCGCACGCTGAGGCGACCCGGGCGAGGCGTTCTGACCAGTCGCGTGAGGGGATCGAACCCGCATCGCTTGCGATCTGATAGATCGCGAGGAAAGAGGGCGGTCTGTACGAACGGAGGACACCGATGGCTGCACGCTATTCCCATCCCGACAAGACCTGGCCGTTCGGACGCGAGACGGCGAGCTGCCCACGCTGTAACGGCACGGGCAGCGACAAGCAAAAAGTTCTCGACTACCTGCTCTCGCGCTTGCCGCCCGACCGGATGACGCTCGCCGTCAACTGCGACGCGTGTGACGGCCGCGGGCGCGTGCTCGTCGAGCCCGTCGCGAAGCGAGCGTGAGCGATGCCTGAGAAGCCGACACCAGAGGAACAACGGATGCTCAAGGACGCCGCCGCGCTCGCCGCCGACGTGCTGCTGCCCCAGCTCGTGAAACGCCGCGGCGGGTCGATGCAATCGATCCGCGCGCTCAAAGCCTTCGTGAAAAACGTCGAGGGCTGCGAGCCGCACGAAATCCAGGCGGCGATCCGCTGGCTCGTCGCGCGGTTCGGAGCGTGATCGTGGAATGGACGACGGCAACGTTCGGGTGTTGGTGCGGGTTGTGTGGGTGCCGCCTCGAGCCGGGTGCGCGCATCGCGCTCCTCACCACGCACAGGAAGATTCGCTGCGCCGCGTGCGTGCCGGTGCGGCTCGTCCTCGACGATGACGACACGCCCACCGCCCAGGACCTGCCGGTCGATGCGCCCGAGGTCGACGCCGATGGGCGCTAACACACGGCATCCCGGTATCCGAGAATCCGTGAATGTGCGGCTCGTCACCGTCGAGGTCTCGTTCAGCGACCCCGAGCTCGCGATTCTCGATGAACTCCGCGCGCGCCTGCGGCTCGCATCGGACGCCGATCTGATTCGAGTGGCGCTCTGGATCTACGCGCGCGGGCAGAACCTCGCAGTGCCGTCGCCGCTCTTCGCCGTCGACGGGTTGCCTGGGCGGCAACGTTCCACGTGACACCCATGAGCGCGACGATTGAAGTGTGGGCCGACACGCGCGGCCGCGGACGCTGCCGCGGGATCAACTGCGGGGCCGCGGGCACGTGGTACGAGACACTCGCCGGCAAAAAGATGCTGTTCACGGGTGAGCCCGTCGCACTGACAACCCGTCGCGACGAATCGAGTGGGCGACTGATCGAGGCGCTCGACTTCGAGGCCGTGCACTGGCGGTCGTGCCCAGACTGGCTCGCGTTCAAGACCCGCAAATGATCGCGCCGCTCGTCTTCACCGTCGCCGGATCCATCGCCACAAAGGGGTCGACGCGCGCGTTTCCGTACCGACGCAAGGACGGGCGCATCGGCGTCAGCGTCACGCACGCGAACCGACGCACGACGGGCGACCAACTGCGCATCGCCTGGGCCGCACAAGACGCCATGCTGGCAACTCACCGAGAACCGTTCGTCGGAGCGGTCGCCGTGCGCATTGACGTGTTTCTCGCGCGGCCTGATTCGGTCAAGCGCGCGCTACCGACGGTCAAACCCGACCTCGACAAACTGGTGCGGCTCGTGCTCGATGCGCTCGCCCGGGTGGTGTTCGGCGACGACGCCGTCGTGTGTCGCCTCAACGCGCGGAAGCGCTACGCCGCGAGCGTGGCGCACCCGTACGTGAGCATCGAAGTCTCGGAGGATGCGTGATGCCATCCGCACCCCTGCGCTTCTGCGCCACACCCGGGTGCCAACGACGGGTTGTGCGTGGGCGCTGCGCCGAGCACGCCGAGGCCCGTCGACGGCGGCATGTCTACGCGTACACGGACAACTCGCTGTACTCGGCGGCCTGGCGACGGCTGCGCGAGGTCTGGCTGGCCGTGCACCCGTGGTGCGTGGGCTGCGGGCGGCTCGCCAACGAGGTCGATCACATCGTGCCGCACCGTGGGAGCCTGGACCTGTTCTGGGACCAAGGGAACTGGCAATCGATGTGCCGCCCGTGCCACTCACGCAAGACCGCGAGCGAAGTGTTGAACGTCGAGGCTGACCAATGACCTGGCGACGCGATCCGACCGCCCGGGGGGAGGGTCGAGGCCCGAGGCCGCGAGGAGTAGGGAG